CAGTTGCTCCAGTTGCCCAAGAAACAGAAACTCTCCTAATTGAGAGTGGTTCAGATTCAGAGGCTGTGGGTTATGATGCTGGTGATATCATTTTAGCTGATGCACTTGCCTTAGAACCTGGTGATGCTGTAGGTAATACTACTTTAACTGCCGATGCAGTAGCTGCTTTGACTTATGGAGGCACAGTAGACGTGATTACAGTAGCCGAAGTAGTAGAAGTAACTGCAGTATCCGCTACTAGTAATTATGTGCAAGGTACTATTCTAGAAGTTCATGAATTTATGACTAGTGATCCAGCTTCTAAGTATGAGAATGGTGCTTCATCATATATTGGTAACGTATTAGATGGAAGTTCTTATGTTTCATTAATAACTCACGTTGGATTATCTGCTGGAAAACAAACTTTGGCTAATGGAAATGATGGTACTGATTCTAATGGATCGTCAGCTAGAATTGAGGGGTATGATCTATTTAATGATCCTGATGCTGTTGATATTAGTTTGATTTTTGTTGGAGAAGATGAAGCCGGAACTCTTACACAATCTGTTGTTAATATTGCAGAAAGTCGTAAAGATTGTGTTGTTTTCTCATCTGCTCCTTCTAGTTCTTCTAGTGCTGCTACTGTGCTTGGTTCTACTTGGTATACTGCTCAAAGTTCTAGTTCATATTTAATTATGGACTCTGGATATAAGAAAATGTATGATCGCTACAATGATACTTATGTTGATGTTCCATTGAATGGCGACATTGCTGGTCTTTGTGTGTTTACAGATGAAGCAAGAGATCCATGGTTCTCACCAGCTGGTATGAATCGTGGTACAATTAAAAATGTGGTTAACCTACTTTATAGTCCAAATAAAACTGATCGTGATGATCTTTATAAGGCTGGTGTAAATCCAGTTGCTTCTTTTACAGGACAAGGAACAGTATTGTTTGGAGATAAAACATTTTTGAGACGACCAAGTTCATTTGATAGAATTAATGTTCGTCGTCTGATGATTTTCCTAGAGAAAATGATTGGTCGTGCCGCTCGTAGTTTGTTGTTTGAATTTAATGATGAATTTACTCGTTCATCCTTTGTCAATATGGTCACACCTACTTTGCGTGATGTTCAAGGACGTCGTGGAATTTCAGATTTCTTAGTAATCTGTGATGAATCAAATAATACTGCTGATGTTATTGATAATAATCAATTTGTAGGTTCTATATTGGTTAAACCAAATCGTTCAATCAATTATATTCAACTTAATTTTGTTGCTGTGAGAACTGGAGTTGAGTTCTCAGAAGTAGCACTGTAAAATAGGAGAAAAAAAATGGCTTTTAGTTTAAATGATTTTGCTGGTCAATTAAATGCAGCATCATTGGGAGCACGCCCTAATCTTTTTCAAGTGACTATTGCCGATCCTGAAAAGTTGGGTGCTAATGCAGCTCAAAATTTTTCGTATTTTTGTCAATCAGGTCAAATTCCTGGTTCAACTATTGGTGTTATTGAAGTGCCGTATTTTGGTCGTACTTTGAAAATTCCTGGTAATAGAACTTTTGAAGAATGGACTACCACTATTACTAATAGTGAAGGTTGGGAAATTCGTACAGCAGTAGAAGACTGGTTAGCGGGTATTAATGGACATGTCCATAATACAACTAAATTTGACAAACTTACTGAGTTGTCAACTGATTTATCAGTTATTCATTATGGAAATGGTGGTGCAAAATCTGCTGCGGAAGGTGCTACTACTATACCACCAAACGTAATTGCTGAGTACAAATTAGTTGGTGCATGGCCAAGTGCTGTTAGTGCTATTGATTTGGCATGGGATTCAAATGACACGTTAGAGACATTTGATATTACATGGCAATATCAGTATTGGGAAAGAGTGTCTAGTGTTTCTACTGACACTTCTGCCTTAACTAATAAAACGAATGATAACTTATAAATAATAATAAAGAGAATGATGCCACTGTAATGGTGGCATCATACATTTAAACATGCAAAAAGAAAGAAAATTATTTGGAATTCCTATATTTAAGAAGAAGGAGAAAGTAAAATCTTTTGCTCCTCCTGTTAATGAAGATGGTGCTATAACTATAGAACCATCTGTTGGTGGATCTTATGGTCATTTCTTAGATTTATCAGGATCTGCTAAAAACGTACAGGAAATAGTTACGAGATATAGGGAGATGTGTCTTTATCCAGAAGTTGATTCTGCTATTGATGATGTGGTTAATGAAGCTATTGTTTATGATGATAGTGAACCTATAGTAGATGTTAATCTGGAAAAGGTAGATTTTTTAACTGATGGTAAAAAGAGACAGATTCAAAAAGAATTTCAAAACATATTAACAATTTTAGACTTTTCTCGTAAAGGTCATGATATTTTTAGAAGATGGTATATTGATGGAAGATTGTATTATCATATTATAGTAGATGAAGAAAATAAGAAAAAGGGAATTAAAGAACTTAGACAATTAGATCCCAGAAAAATAAGAAAAGTTAGGGAAATGGGAAAGAAAAAACCTGAATCTGAGGGTCCAAAGTCTATTGAGGGCAAGCCAGGAGAAAATAAAGTAATACCGACAGAAGTAACAGAATATTATGTCTATAATCAGAAAGATATAAAACAAAATTCACAAACAATGCAAGGAATTAAAATACATCCTGATTCGATTGCATATGTAGTTTCTGGTTTATATGATCATAAAAAAAATATGGTTTTAGGACATTTGCATAAAGCAATTAAACCATTGAATCAGGTTAGAATGTTAGAAGATGCTCTTGTTATTTATAGAATTAGCAGGGCACCAGAAAGAAGAATTTTTTATATTGATGTAGGAAATATGCCAAAAATCAAGGCAGAACAATATTTGAAAGAAACAATGGCAAGATATAAAAATAAGATTGTATATGATGTTAATACAGGAGATGTTAAAGACCAATCAAATTTAATGAGTATGATGGAAGATTATTGGCTTCCAAGAAGAGAAGGTGGAAGAGGAACAGAAATTACTACTTTGCCTGGTGGCCAAAACTTATCACAAATTGAAGATGTGACATATTTTCAGAAAAAATTATATAAAGCATTAAATGTTCCTGTTTCTAGATTAGAACAAGATAATGGATTTTCACTAGGAAGAGCATCAGAGATTACAAGAGATGAGCTTAAATTTTCAAGATTCATTCATCGTATGAGAACTAAGTTCAATGAATTATTTAATTTATTATTAAAATCACAACTCGTAATGAAAGGAATTATAGTAGAGAAAGATTGGAATGTAATTCAAGAAAATTTGTACTATAAATATGTAGAAGATTCATATTATCGAGAATCTAAAGAAAATGAAATACTTACAGCAAAATTAATGTTGTTACGTGATGCTACTATGTATCCATCATATATATCTAAAGAATTTGTTTGGAGAAAGGTGTTACATTTAAGTCAATTTGAAATGGAAGATATGAAAGATCAAATTGAACAAGAAAAGAAAGAAATGAATCCAGAAGATGAAATGCAACAACAAGGTATGCAATCGCAATGGGGTCAATTTGAACCTGAAGGCGAAATGATTAATGAAGAAACTACAAAGAAAATTTCTTCTGTGGATCAATTTATAAATAAATTAGGTATTGATATAGATGAAAATACTAATAAAATATTATATAAATTATTAGAAAATGTCAATGGGGATGGACATCAGGAATTATTAGATTCTATGTCAGAAGATACAGTATCAAATTTTTTAACTCATGTAACTGAGGAGTTATAGTATGGGATACGATGATAAATTAGATCAAGCAAAAATACTTGCTGCCAGTTTAGCCTTTCTAAAACAAGAAGTTGCAAAACTAGAACACAAATTAAATGAAAGTGTTTCTGGTATGCATGGTCCTGAAGGAGATCGTGGACCTAGAGGATGGAGAGGTCCTATTGGTGAAGAAGGAAGAGAAGGATTGCAAGGAATTCAAGGTAAAAGAGGTGAAGATGGTTTAACGGGACCTGAAGGACCTGAAGGTCCTATGGGATTAACTGGTCCGCAAGGAGAACAAGGTCTAATTGGTGAACAGGGATCACAAGGAATTCAAGGAGTTGAAGGTCCTAGAGGTGAAGCATTTACATTTAATGATTTTACAATTGATCAATATGAAAATTTAAGAGGGCCTCAAGGATTGATAGGAGAACAAGGAGAAATTGGAAAAAGAGGAAGTAGAGGACCTAAAGGTAATATTGGCCCTGAAGGACCAACTGGACCACATGGCCCGGAAGGACCAGAAGGTAAGCAAGGAATACAAGGACCTATGGGTCCACCTGGTCCATCTGCTGTCAGTACTGTTGTTAAAGAACAAATGGGTTCTTTAACAGAAGATGTTAGACAACAATTAGATAGTTTAAATGATGAATCTATTAAGAAAAGTTTAATGGAAGAAATCAGTGATTTAAAAGAGAATTTGTTTCAATATGTTTCCACTGGTATTAATAATCTTAATAATGCTATTATTTCAATGGGATTGAGTTCAGGTGCTGGTGGTGGTGAGGTTAGATTATTGAATCTTCAAGATGTAGATAGAAGATTATTAAAACATAAATCAATTCCTGTTTATAACGCATATACTGGTAAATTTGTAATGGGTGATCCAACAGATGAGGATGATCTTCCAGGTGCACCAGTTGATGTTCAAGATGCATTATCAGCGTTTGGTTATGATGCTGATGGTAACATAATAATGACATCTGTAGAAATTGATGCACAAGATTCAGAATCAGATGAAGGAGAATTTTAATGGATGATAATAATGTATTAGTAGATATAGTTAAAGGTGCTAATAGCGAAGATCCATCAGAAGTATTAGATCTTTTTGGGAAAGAGTTAGCTAATAGAATTCATCAAGAATTGGAAACTAAAAAGATTGAGTTGGCTAACGATCTTGTTACTAAAATTCAATTGGATGAAAAGTAAGGAGTAAATAATGAAATTAAAAGATATTGTATATGCTGCTATAGCCGAAGATTACTCATCTGCTAACAATATCTTTGGGTCCGAATTAGTTAAAAGAATTGAAGATAAGTTGGAAGAAAAGAAAAAAGAATTAGTTGAAGTTAATTGGGCAAATGTTGCTATGGCTGGAGCAGCTATAGCACCACAAATTCCAGGCATGGCTAAAAGTGCTATGGGTATGTTTGGGGGAGTTCAAAAATTTCGTAGAGATAGTAAATTTGGAAATGCATATGATACACTTAAACAACACTCTAAACGTGGAAAACGTCCAGATGATGTAGCTCTTATTAATTTTATTGAAACTAATAATCTTGGTGTTGAACAATCCAGATTTATTGGAAAATATGAAGCTGATTTTTTATTAAATTTTTTAGAAGATAAGAATAATGATCATGCAACAAGATTGAATGTTGAAAAATTATTAGGAAAAAGTGAAGATGATTACAAAAATGCATTTAGTCTTATATTCCGGTATTATAAAGGCACAGGTAAAACTAATTTATCACAAGCCTTTTTGAGTGATCATAGACGTTATCAGGCTAAAATATCTACAATGAATCAAAATAGTGCTGAAGATGCTACAATGAGTTATGATGGTGCATCTGTTCCTACTGATGATGATATTTTTGGTGAAGAATATTTGACTGAACGTGGTTGGATGTCTAATATGGCTAGAAGTGCTATGGTTGATCCTAGTAGATTCAATACACAATCTGCTGGTCTTTCTACTGCAATGGATTCTGCTGTTAGTATGGGAAGAGATATCAAAAAGTCTTATGATACGTTATCAAGTAGTAAATTTAAAAATGCAGCAGAAAAGAGAGAAAGAATAAAAAGAAATGTACAATCCATCAAAATAGCTGCTGATCAGTCTTCTAGAAATCCTAATGGAGAGGTTGATTTGGATTTTGGTTCTAGAAAATCATATACAGTAAAGGCTAGTATATCAAATTTAACAGCAGATTGGATTCAGAATTTTTATTTGGCAGGTAATGAATTTGGTAGTCTTAGTGGTCAAA